ATCAGAAGGGAAATCAGAAATAAATAAAGTTACTTTTGAATCACCTACTAAAAATTTATAGTCAGGCATAAATCTTCTCATAGACATAAATAATTCTCCGTCGTCTATATCAAAATCTCCTGATCTAATAAATGCTGCAATAGCTGTTGTGCCTGAACTGTTGACTTGATCAGTTCCAATTTCATGTGCATAATATAAAGAAGCTCCATATTTATTAGTGACTCCATTAATTAAATGACTTACCGGAGTAGATGTTGCATTATATTCCGTAGCATATGGTAAATTAAATACTCCCTGATCTTGATAAGTAGATCGAGCTAAAGAACCAGTAGTCCAACAATTTTCTTGATAGTTGTAAGTTACGCATCGATCAATTTGTTCTGATCCAGATTTAGGATAAAACCAAGTTACTTCTGTGTATAAAGAATTTGGAGAAGAGTAAACTGTATCAGCAGAATTGTAATTAATTCCTAGATCTCCATTACGTGTAGTAAATACAAAGTCTTCGACTAAACACGGTAAAGCTTTTACCGTTCCATCGTACATAAAAAATCCGCCTTCACCAGACATCCAATACACTGCACCATTAACGTAACTTGCTGCATGTTGGGCTATACACCCACAGTTAGTACCTACTTGTCTTACAGAAAAAGTAAACGGTGGTCCTACAAATTGAATAACATAAGCTGCTAAATCTGTTAAAACAAACACATAATCTTTACCTTGAAGAGCTGCAGTAATTTTATTTCCTGTATCTAATCTAAAAGTACCCGCAGTGTTAGTTGCTGTCGGAGTGTAAATGTTTAAATTTTCTTGACTAGAAAATCTTACAAACATCGGATCTTGAGTGGTTGTATCTCCGACGGTTGTTTCAGTTCCAAAATGAAATAAGTGTCTATCTCTATCAGATACTAAAGTAAATCGAGAGGCTGTAGGATTAGCGTTAGTATTAAAATCAGTAGTAGTGGTGGACGCTCTAATAGTTCGAGGATTAGTAGCGCCGGCATTCCATGTAAATGTTTTGCCGTTAAATATAGTAGCAACTAACACTTCTCCAAAATTATCTAAAGACCAATTACCTGGATCTAGAATAACATTACTTACAGTTCGTTCTGTTCCCCATGTAGAATCTCCCCATAAATAAGTGCTCCATCCATAACCTGCTGTTTGAAACGTAGGTCCTACTTCTACGTATGGCTTAACAGTTGCTTGTCCTGTTGCGGATCCCCCTGGATTGACAGCTACTATAGGAGCGGTAATTTTAAATGAGTTGGTAGTGACATCTCTAATCTCAAACGCATTATCTGTAAAAGGAGTAGCAGAAACAAATCCGTTAGGAATGACTGACATAGTATTAAACACAATATATCTTCCATTAGCTAGACCATGACCAGTTAAATTAACTGTACAGTCAGCAGATCCTTGAACAGTATCAAAGGTAGCTGTTCCAGATAGTTGAGCATCTAGGGGAGTGATGTCATAAAAAGCATCACCATAATATAAAAATAAACCTTGAGAAGTTCCAATGGCCGTGTATCTTTCTCCTTTAAGACTGGTAAAAGCTAATTGAGCTCTAGCTGCTCCAGGTAAAGATTCTTGAGCCACGGTTAATTGTTGCCAACCACCAATTTTTTCAGGAGCTGTGTATCTAAAACGAACAAAATCTCCATCTACCCATTGACCAGGAAGAGCTGACGGAACACTTTGTTTATTGAAACCTGCTGCAAATTTGACTTTTTTGAGTGCCATAATCCCTCAATATATATGGTTTTTAAATTTTTGATAGTATATTTTAATCTATCTCAGTGTCAATTCTGTTAAATCATCCCCACCTATACTACCTTTAATCATTGTATTAAAAGCAAGGGTACATCTCTTTTTCTGCATTTTTACGTTAGAAACAGAATGCAATAAAGAAGAAGGAAATATTAAAAGGTCTCCTCGGTTTACTTTTACAGTCCATTGATGGCTATTATAGTAATTCCATTGATGAGGATATATCCTAAAAAAATTATGTTCTCTTTTATGAAAATTTAAACCATCATCTGTGTCTACATCAAAATAAAATACACCAGATAAAAAAGAATTAGGATGGTCATGTATATGATGAAAGCCTCCTTTAGGTATCCAATTTATATGGGATAAAGTTATGTCTACATTAAATTGTGTAGAAGGATTAACTATGTCTTTTACATAATTATCTATATGAGTTTGAATATGTTTCTTTAAGGGTTTGTATTGTTTAGAATCTAATACATGATAATTAGTTGTAAATTCATTACCGGAGTTAACTCCTCCTAACACGTCTCTTTTAAAATCTTTTGGATTAGGACTACTGATATTAGGTAGATTAGCATGATATACAGCTGTAGGAAAAATAGGATGTATTACAGGGTCCATGTTAAACTAAAATTATATTCCATTCTAAATTAGATACTAAGTCTTCTACAGTTGCCATCTTTGATTTTTTATCTTTAAGATATTGATGAAGCTCTTCTGTATCTACTATTATAAATTGATCTTTCATATTAAAAACTATTTTATCTGATTTAGTTCTAAAGGATCCACCCTTAGCATTGTTTTTTAAAGGTCGCAAATCAAACTTAAATTTTTGATTATGTAATATACCCTCTACGTCCCATAGCTCTTTTTTCTTTTGATTAGGGGTAGCATATTTTACCTCTTTTAATTTCTCGACAAAACGCATATAATCCTTTATATAAAAATATAACATGAAAGAATACAAATTACCATTAGAAAGTTTTGTCGCTGGGTATATGGCACCAGATAAATTGTGCGATGAAATTATGGAATATTTTCACAACAATAAAGATAAACAATACACTGGCACTGTTGCTACTTTTCAAATTAAACCAGAAATAAAAGAGTCAACAGATATTATGATTTGGCCTGAAGATGTTTTTCCTCCTTTTAATAAATATAGAAAACACTTACAACAATGTATAGAAGCTTATCAAAAAAAATATTTTTCAATTAAACAATATGTAAACTTTAATATAGCACAACCATATTTAATTCAACATTATCCTAAAGGAGGAGGTTTTAAAAGTTGGCATTTTGAAAATGCAGGTTATCCTCAGATTATAAAAAGAAATCTTGTTTTCATGACATATCTATATGATGTGCCCAATGCAGGGACTGATTTTAAATATCAAAAATTAAGAGTGCCTTGTAAAAAGGGATTAACATTAATATGGCCAGCTGGATTTACTCATACTCACAAAGGAGTAATTACCAAAAAACATGAGAAGACAATTATTACAGGTTGGTTTGAAGTTATCTGGCAACAGAAATATGAAATTTAAATATACTTAGTCATACTTTTGTGTTTTAAAAGCTAAAGTAATTCTAGGAGTATTTAATTCTTTAGGTGCCATCCCCTTATGTATTTGTTTAGCATCAAACATTATTAGTTTATTAAAATCAAATTTTATACTTTCTTTTTTTGTTTTAAATTCTCCTGATCCTTTTGGTAAAGATTTAGTTGCCATCCATAAGCAAGTTACTTCACCGTCATCATCATGCCACCTACCGTCCATACCGTTAAACTGCAGGTTTGCGTAAACTTTTAATATTTCTATATTGTATTCAAACTGTTTAATAAGTAGTGGGAATAAACTTCTAATATCTTTATTATTTTTAATATCAAAATGAGAGGAAAAAAATAAAGGTCCTGTTTTATTAGTTGAACTTTCTTGATACCTATATTTTTGATTTAATAAAAAATTACTTACTCTATGAGCTAAATCTTTATCTAACCAATTTTTTATTATTTTCATGCATGTTACTTTCTTTCTATAAAGAACATAAGGTCTGCTTTTGCTTTTGCGATCTCTTCAATATATTTGTCATTTAATCTAGTAAGTTCTTTTATATAAATTCTTTGTTTTTCAATTGTAGTTTTAAGAGCTTGGTTCATACCAATCTCTCCATGTTTTACAGACTCACTAGTTTCTAATTTTTTAGTTAATGTGTCTATTGCATTCTGTAATTGTTCTATCTTTCCTTCCATATTACCTCTTTATAAAAATTTGTATTGTTTCTCTTAGGAACCTAGGTTTAGGTGAAATGGCTGTAACACAATGTCGGTTTTTATCTTTATAGTTTAAAACCATCGATCTATATGTAGGTTCTAATCCTCTTATATCATTTTTTTCATCTTTGTACAAGAATATACCTCCATCGTTTTCGTGATATTCTTTGTTTAGATATATAGTTGAACCAGCTATATATTCATCATCTCCGTGCCAAGTTATATAAGAGTTGGGTGAATATATTTTATAGTCCATATTAAAAGTTTTATTTTTAAATTCTTTAAACTTTTTTGTGTAAAGTTTAATAATCTTTTTAACGATATTTTCATGGAGCGACATGCAAAAAATTGGAGTGCTGGCTTCAACTAAATCTGGACTGTATGTCAAATTACTAATACTCCACACATTATTTTTGGCATGGGATTGAGTAAATAAATTAATCTCAGATACTAAACTTTTAGGTATAAAATTTTTAAATACTTTAATCATTGTTCAAAAAAATGAACTATACACCAACGTCCATCCCCTAGTTTATGTTTATTTTTTTTCATTTTTATTTCCGTTACTTCGTGCAAACACATACCAGGAAACAAAACCATTCTATTATTTTTACACTCTATCTTTTCATCTAAATCAGGTAAAATTAAATCCCCACCTGTAAATTTTTTTGGTTCTTTAAATACCCAAATTAGCACAGAATATTTTGCAAGATCAGTATGAGGTTTATAATACTGAGTATCTTCATAGTAAGCTATAAGCGAACTGTCTACAGTAGTATGTTCAAAACCCCTGTATATTTTACATGTATTATAGATATGTTCGTGAAATTCTTTGGTTCTAAATTTTTCCATCAAGGTAAGAATATCAGACATCTTTCTACCCTCTTGAGTGAAGTGTCTTTCTATACTTATTCTATAGCAATCAGCTTGATCCACTCCTCCTTTTACCGCAACATTACCGTGTTGGGTTATAAGTTTGTTTCGATCAGTATAAAAATCTAATTCTTTGTATACTCTTTTAAGTTCACTTTTAGTATACCAGTTATCTACGACTACAGGTTTTAAGATCATACTCTATTACTTTCCTCAAATATAGTGTCAGCATTTTCTTTACAAAAGACTGACATGTTTATTGATATTCTACAATCATTTTTTCTTCTAGGTAAAAGTGGTTTATGTTTCAAACTATTTTTCATTATTAACAAATCAAATTCATCAGGTACTATTTTGTTTCTTTCATTTAAATCAAAAGCAATACCTTTTTCTGTATCCGCTAGCTTTAAATAAAAAACTCCATTGACTGTGCAAGTATCTGAATGATCGTGCCAACTATTTTCATATGTATCTTTATCTATTAAGCAACACAAACATCTAGGTGTAGGGTCTATAAAATTAATTTTTTTAAAAGCATCTGTGCATTTTTTAAGAAACAAATTATATAAATTTATAAAATCCTCATTTAAATCTATTTCGTAATTATAACCCATACCCTCAAAAATTCTGTCTTTATAGTTTAAACAATGATTAACCATTTTACCTTTTTTTGTTTTAAAATGTTTTTTTAAATTATATTTTATTACATCAATCATTTACTTTTTTTGTTTTAAAATATGGAGGCAAACCTAACATTGGTCTAGAATCATATTTATTTTCTTCAGCTTTACTGTTTGATTCAGCATTAAAATGATGAAATACTTGAACACACATATTTCCTTGAAAAGGATTTCTCCAGTGTTTAAGGTCACAACCTTTGTAAGCTAATATATCTCCAGGTTTTAATACAAATTTTTTATTATTTACATAAATAGGCCAGAGATCCCCTCCCAAATTCAATGTGGTAGTAAGTTCACAAGCAGATCTATCTGTGTGCTTTTTTAAAACATCTCCTTTTTTATATATCCTTGCATAAGCATAAGTTTCAACTAGTTTTAATTTTGTAGCTTTTTCCAATTCAGGTTTTATATAATCAAACAAGGTTTCCATAGCTTGATCTCCAAATATGGCATATGTATCAGGAACTTGTGAGTCTACATAAGAGCCGTGATCAACATTAAATGGTGAAATATATCTTGAATTTTTTAAAATGCTGTAATTGGCTTTTTTCATTTGCAAATATTTTGAACAAAATTCAGCAAGTAATGGTGGTATTATACTTTTAAAAACACAGTATTTATTTTTTTGAAAGCTCATGTTTAAAATATTTTTCTGGTAATGAAATTAAATTAAAATGAATAAATCTAAAAGGTTCTACACCAGGGTCTACAACAAACTCATGTGGCAGATAAGAATTGAAAAATATAAACTCTTTGGTGTCCTCCACCGTTTTTACCAAACTCTTGCACCCATAATTCATTAAAATCTACTCTTTGTTTTGACATATCAAAACCCTGTGACTCTAATATGTTATAAGATGTTTGTCCTACATAGCTTCCAAAGTCTTTTATTTTTGGTTCATCTAATAAGCTAACTGATGGGTGACTTAAACCAAAGTCTCCAATTTTCTTTTTATATAATTTTTCTCTTGTTTTAATATTAGGCTTACTTAATTTTTTAGCTTCTTTAACATATTTTTCTAAAGCTTTATCTAAATATAAAAATTTTGGTTCTTCAACCACATATAAATTTGTTTCAAATAATTTATGTACTTTCATTTTTTTCCTTTATTTAAATGGATAACCCAAATGCCAAAATACAAGTGAGTATCTTACTCCTTTCGTAACTGGCTTTACTCTGTGCCACACATATGATGGAAATGTTACCACAGTTCCTTTTTTTTGCAACTCCTTACATTCTGTTATATGACTTGCAGATCCTTTATTTCTATCAGGATCTTTATTTCTGAAATCAAATTCCAACTCTCCTCCTTCATACTCTGAAGAATCATTCAATGAAACAATAGAGGACATCTTTCTCATTTTACCATGAGCAGGGCTCCCTGGTTTATCATATACAGAAGGATTTTCAATACTATCACAATGCCAGCCGTAATATTTACCTTTATTATATTTAGTAAATTGGACTGCTTCAGAGTAATCCCAATCATAATTCCAACCTGCTTTTTCATTTGCTGCTTGAACAATTCCATTTATACCTTCAAAAACCCATTGTTCTGAAAGCCATTTTACAGGAGTATCTCTTTTATTTTTTTTTTGATTTTTAATTTTAAAGTTTTTTGATCTTTTTTGACCAATTAAAGCTTCAACATATCTTTGTTCTTTAGCTAATCTAAATATGTCATCTATGTAAGTTACAGGTAATGCATTTACATGCCAATAGTAATAGTTATCAAGTAGCATCCTAATCCTTTATAGGATGTATATACACTATTGATTATGGTTGTAAAGATTAAATATCAACCCAAGTAAGGTTGACCGCATCCCAGTATTGACCTAAGCCATTTAACCATCTAACGTTATCTTCATCCCATTTAAAAAGGTTTAAAGCTGTATAAGTGCTAGGTGGAGAACCACCTTGGTCTTGGTCATTGTTAATTGATACTGGTGGAGTTACTGGTGCATCCCACATAGTTACATTTTGACTTACGTTAGCAACAAATGAAGGATAAAGTTTTACTGCAGTAAACATTGAATTTGTATAATTCCATCCAACATCCACAGCATCTGCATGAATTGAACCAGGATTTATTTGTACAAAATTATCATTAGTTTTTAAACGAGCTTGGCACCATTCTACTGGATTGCTTTGATCATCACTAACTAAAACTATGTTAGCGACTAAATCAGCTGAATTTATTTGTGCGTATCTTTTAGACATATTACGATAAACTTAATGTACCTGTTACGTTAAATGTAGCGTATGTACAGCTTCCTGTTGTAGCCGTAGTGTTGCATCCAGGTGCAACTGATACTCTACTAGCACACGCAGTTGGATATCTTAAAACAACTACTCCATTTCCACCTCTGTTTGACCCAGAGCCGCCTCCGCCGCCACCAAGTCCGTCAGTTCCAGCTTGTGAGATTTGTCCAGCATCAGGTCCTTGAGAAGGGTGATTAGATCCTTTTCCACCTCCACCTGAACCACCTGTTCCGCCTTGATATCCAGGCCAATATGCAAATCCTCCGCCTCCTCCAGCGTAAGTTACTGATGATCCTGTAATTGAACTAGCAGTACCGGGGCCACCAGGACCTCCGTTACCTAATCCATCAAATGGTGGGTTACCTGGGAATGGAAGAGCTTGACCATTCGTACCGTTCGTACCCGACGCTCCGCCTCCGCCACCTCCCCCTCCAGGGATATAAGTTTTTGTTCCACCGTTAGCACCTTGAGGTGGTGATACAGGTGGTGTATTTCCTGCACCTACACCATTAGGTTGTTGCTGACCGCAAGTTCCTCCCGCGCCTCCAGCTCCACCGTCTCGTGAAAGTGCTCTAGGATTACTTGCGTAAGGAAAAGCTCCTTCAGCTTTTCCACCACCAGCAGATGAAATGTCACCAACTACTGAGCATCCTCCAGCTCCGCCACATGCACTGGATGTAACACCAGCTCCAACGGTAACTGTATTGACTGCTTGTTCTAATGTAATTTTAGTTCCTCCAGGGAAAGACGTTCTCATTCCGCCTCCGCCTCCGCCTCCTGGGCCTGCTCCTCCGCCTGCCGCAACAATTAAATAATCTACATCGATAGGGTCAACACTACCTGTTGTAAATCCAAATCCTTTTGTGCCTGCGGCTCCGAAACTTCCTAATATTGGCATAATCTTTCTCCTCCTATGTTATTACGCAAACTGTGTTAGAGAAGCTAACGCTGTGAACGTAGCTGATCCAGTTTTTATTATAGTATATGAATAAACGTCTAAAGAGTTTGCATTTCCAGCAGATGGAGCTGCTCCACCTTGCCATTCTGGAGTTATTGCCGAACCATCAATAGTAACTGCACTGTTGTAATAAGGTGTACCACCTTGTTTTACAATGTGAGCAACCGTGATTGATTCGCCTGTATCCATAATTGAATCTAAAGATGCAGAACCACTTCCTCTAATATTTAGGGTCCAGTTTGCTCCAGCATCAGTTGTTAAATTCCATACTGCTTGAGTTAATACATCATAGTTTAATGTACCAGTCGCAGCTGTTGCTTCAGTCGTAACTTTTTCAGCAACACTTTGAATTTTACCTTGACCATTAAAAGTTACTCTACCAACTCCTTTTGGTGTAAGGTTCATATCAATATTTGTGTCACCACCAG